AGCTCTATTTCCCGCCATATACCAGGGGCACCAGGGGAATCAGGGTCAGGCTCCTCATATTGCCTACCACGAAAGCCAATTGAAAAAGCTTTAAGTATACCCTCTTGTATCAACTGCCATACACCAGGAACAGATTTACTAATTTGTATCTCTGCCCATAATCCTTTAGGTGTAATGTTAGCTTCCAGTACTTTACCTATAGGCACATCAAACCAGGAATGATTTAGCAAAGTAATAGGAAACTGCATAAACCTTTCCAGATATGTACGGAATGCTTCAGGATCAACTATCTCATTATATTCATCAACACCATCAGTTGAAGCATACCCTTTAATAATCCAGTCAGAATCATCTTTACTAAACGGTGGACTACTTCTAAACCATACCGTATTATCAGCAGTTCTATGCTGAGGATTCACTAAGAGAAACCTTGGCACAGCATTAGCAGCAGTGGTCCAAGAGTCTCCCCAATTTGTATAAGGTTCAATGTGTGTCATTACATACCTTCCCCCCTAATCATCTTCTAAAACTGGCAATAATGTACACCTGCAATTGATCACTTCCTCTGGTGGACCATCCACACCAGGAGACATTAGGCCATTGTTAAACGGTTCATCAATCGGAACTTGGGAACCATCTATAGCTTCATGACTATCCCTTACACGATCATCTTTAGCAGATAACCACTCCTTTTTAGTGACTACGCCACTTTGAAAGTAACCTTCCAAAGCAGCAGCATTGTTAGCACTAACAGCTTCTGTACGTGCTATTGTCTGTGCCCTTACCCTACTAAACTCCTCAAATGTATCACGTATCCTGCTTGCCGTTTCCGTAACTGATACACCTTCTATATTAGCATCTACTAATATATCACGTATAACATCTGCTGTGACATTGTTTATATTTCTTATAAGCAGTTCCTTACGTTTTAAAAATGCAATTACCCTTGGATTCTCTATATTAAACTCAATAGCTGATCCTACTGAATCAATAGCACCACCACCCACTTGCTCAATTATATCAAGTATAATCGGCATTAAAGCTTTAACTATTTCATCATTCTCTGATTCAAGATCAAATATCTCAAATAATTTAGATGGTTCAATCTGACGTACAGTAGACACAAAACTAATTCTTAAATCTTGTGGCATCACACCTGCCAACAAACCAACAGCTTCAAGCTTACGTGCAACACGTTTACCCTGCTCAATGAAGAATTCAGCTATAATCTTATCAAGCTTACGCTCAGACTCTATAAAATCCCTGTCTCTGGCTTTCCATTGGTCAATACGTGTTGGTGCTACTGTGGCTTTAATAAATGATCTTGGCTTATTCAATAAACCAGTGGGGAAACCACCACCACCTTTAAGGCCATCCCCATCTTCATGATCTTCTAAACTAAGCTCCCTTCTTACTTCATTAGCTGTCATGATCCCAGAGCTTACGTATATCTGCCGTTCTTTAGCTTGTGTTAATGCATCCGTTTGTAATGCCTCTTCATCAGAAAAATCAAACTGAACATACAGCCCTTCCTCAGTACCATACCATACAGGGATTAGTTGTGTGTTAATTGCCCCCTGTATAAATCTGCATATGGGTTTAACCGTATACTTAAAAAAGATGCGTACCTGTTCCCTGGCATTAGCGTAATTGACTGATTCCGACAATCCCACTAATACATGAGGCATCATAAATATAGCTAATACTTCCTGCCTTGTAAGTGTTTCAAGTTCCGTAAACTGTGCATCCTTGTGACTTGTTCCCATGCTATGGGGTTTTAGTCCATGTGACATAACAGCAGTTTTATGGGATTTCTCTAACCCTTGATGCTGCTTATCCCATGCTGCTATTAATGCATCCTGCTGCTCCTGCTTTAATGGCAGATCAGTAGACAACACATTACCAACATTAGCTCCATTCTTAAAAAACAACTGATTATAACGAGTCATATAATAGTGCAGGAGCACAGGATTACGAGCAACCTGCAAAGGGGGCAATCCTCTATATACATCTTTAGGATTATACTCTTTAGCATGTACTATAAACTCTGGGTCAAGTGTTATGGATTCCCCACCATATCTATATTCATAACCTGAAATTATATCCAGCTTATCAGGTATAGGCGTCATCTGTGAAGATTTATACAACCTCAATTCCTGCAATGTAGCAGGATAGATACTTTCTCCTTTAGTTCCATTATCACAAAACCAGAAGAATTCCCCATTGAGTCTGAAATCAGCAACAGTGTTATATAAAAAACCTTCCGTACCACCTGAAAACCTGCCAGGATTCCATAGCAGGTCAACTAAAGTATGATCTATTAACTCTTCCTTTTCACCATCTTTAGATTCACGATATACCTTAATTGGTATACCTGATATTACCTCAGCTTGCCGTTTCACACAGGCATGTACCCAGGGGTTTACAATATAAGCATTAGCTAAAGTTTCATAATCATACGGTGAATTCTCCCATGTTTTAGTAAACCCGATACCACCAGGGCCAGGAAGATAACCCTTTTCTTTTAACTTTCCAGCTAACCAGATTAGTGCTCTGTCTACAAGTTTCATTATACAAACCTTAACATTGGAGTTCCTATTAACTGATCAACCTTTAAAGCCAATGAACCATAATTATTAGCGTGTCTGTAATGATCTGCCTGATCACCTTCCCGCCATGCATACCTCAGCACCACTACTTTATTAACTAACCTTTCTTCCTGTACCCTGGTTGGTGCTGTCATTTGATCTACCCAATCAGGTATACTTAAAGCACCACGATAAAATGATACCTTCTTTAGCACTATATCGGAATGTGAGGCATCTAAAGATTGTGTCCTATGTGCTGTAACCATCATCTTCTCTGGTTGCACATCAAACTCTGGAAGCTTATCATTATCAGTATAATAGCACAGGAACACTTTACCTGAATGCCTTTCTGCAAACTCTGTAGCTGTACGTGTTTCTGGCAAACCATCTATCACACAACAATCAACACTAAACTTAACCATTAATTCATCAAGCTGCTTAGTATCTGGGAATGCATCTATGTATATAACCCTGTTATCCTTGGTACGTATCTCAACATTATATACCTTACCTACATCCACACCCATGTAAGTAGGGCCAGGATGTTTAGTACATTTACCATAATCACCAACTGCATACTCTAATATAGCTTCTGTTAGTTTAGCTCCTTTAGATGTATAGGCTAATCCCAGGACATCATTATAAAAGGCTTGCATTTTAGATTCATCTGCTAAAGCCTTTTGAAACTTTTCCCATAGCTCAGTTATAGGTATTGTACCAGAGAATAATTGTGATATATGATAACCAGACACTTCCTTATCTGGATACTCAGCTACCCATTCACCATTAGTCTTATTAATAGGTCTTGCACACTTATGACATACTACTTGGAACTGCTTATTCCTTAACTCATACACACCTTCAGCAACCTCAATTACCACGTTCTTAAACCAATCCAATACCTGCTGATAATTACAGTGGCCACAGGAAACAAACCATTTCTTACGGTCACTCTCTTTATATAAAACATCTATACCATAACCTTGTATAGATGGATTGCCAACATGGAGTTTAGTACGATAATTAGAATGACCTAATCGGCCATCCACTAAAGGAAGGTTGACTTGTTCACATTCATCCACTTCATCTACTATAGCATCATCTGCCACAAATGACCTGAATCCTGCACGTGAATTAGAACCAACTAAAGCAATGGTGCCTCTGCCTATTTGCTTTAAGCTAACATCTGCTGATGCAGTCTTACCACCAATCTCCACCACTCTCTTTTTAGCACGTGCCACTAACTTACGGTAATACGGAGAACTACTTAACACTGGATCAATTCTCTCTTTAACAAACCCATTCCTTAGCACTTGATCAGGGAACACCCAAAACACACTACGCCCATTGTCTACCTTGGCCAAAGCATCATTTATCTCTATCTCTGACACACCACACTGTGTTGATTTCTTTATAACCCTTAACTGTGACTGATCCTGAATAATGTCTATTTGATAAGGATGCTTACTAAAATCCATGCTGTTACCACGATGCGTAACATGATGGTTATTGGCCAACCACCAAGCATACCCATGCTGATACCGATCAGTCAGATTTATCATCACTGCTACCATTAGCAGCCATAGCACGTGTAAACCTAGCATACTCCTCAGCATCCATATTCTTGATTTGCCCTGCTAATTCTTCTGGTGATTGTTTACCTTCTTTAGTTGTTACATCTATAGCCCTGTATTCAGGGAATTTGGCTTTCAATATTCCCAGGGCTAAGAAATCAGAGAACCGTAGCTCTTGCCCTACAATTTTTCCTTCGTAGTACACATCCTTGAATACACCCTGCCATGCTCTTCTAAAACATTCACCCTCAAACTTCATCTTACCTATATCTATAGCTTCAATGATACGGCTGTTAAACTCTGGCTCTAATTTTCTACGTTTATAAACTTTGGATATGTCAATACTAACGGCTCTACATGCAGGAGCTATCATACCACAAAAAGCTATAATAGCTGCCATCAACTTATCATCTTTACTGATCTTAGTTCTAACAGGGAGATATTCTTTTATATCAACAGGGGGAGACTGCCCAGAGAGAGTGTCCTTAACCAGAGGAGTTACTTTAGTAGTTTTACGCTTAGTTCTTTTTTTACTAAGCGTGGTCCTACGTTGTTTATGTATCACCATTTCAGTCTCCCCCTGCCAAGCTTACGCTTATAGCTCTTATAATAGCAAGCAATAATGCTTTAATGACACATTTAGTAAATTTGGTGTGTCAGGAGCAAATCAGCGTAAGTCATTGCCCTGTATAGTCAGGCATCACCAAATATATACTATTTTTTCGTGATACCTGTAAGTCATTGGTACATATAGGTAGGTATCACGAAATCACGAAATCATCTGAAAAAAACTTTTTTCGGAAAAAACATTTTTCCTGTATATAGGTAAATGGTGATACTTTCCCTGTAACTCCATTTATTTTCAAAGGTTTACAGGTATCACGAAAGGTATCAGGAGATTTTAGTGGTGATGCTTGGCTATACATACCAAGCACTTACAGGTATCACGAAAATTTCCCTTTAGTAAAATGGTGATACCTGACATATTGAACAAATCCGGCCGATTTTTCTGTAATGAGTTCTGGTCCAAGCACTTATAGAACTAAAGAGAAAATTGTTGACAGTCAACAGGCGTGTCACCATTAATTGACCCTTGCAAATGCTGCCAGAGGCATTTGCCAACTTTAACGAAAGGGGTAACACATGGCACAGGAGCAAATCAAGGTGCAGGATTTGCTTGGTACTGAGCGTAGAGATTGGGTCACAGGTTTAGCAGGTGTGGTCACATCCGTATGTTTCTACCTAAAAGATCAACCACGAGTATACCTGCAACCAAGAGTTAACGAGAAAGGGGAATTTACTGATGGGAAGTGGTTCACGTTTCACAGAACAGAGCCACTTTAAACTGTTAAAGCCAGGGGTCATCATACTCCTGGCTTTAGTTTTTAGTTACTTTGTGGCCGTTCACATTGTCAATCCCTTGTTCAACCAGATAATCAGGAGCCTGAAGCTATGACAGAACAAATGGAGCTAAAACTAAATGATGTACGTGAAATGACACATACATTAGTACCTAAGTCTGAACTGCCCATATCGGTTGTTTTTAAACTTGATGGTTTGGACATGACCTTATTAAACGAGTGTCTGAAACTATGGAAACATAACCTGATAACCCAAAATGCTAAAATGAGGCAGGGTAAAACCATATGAACGTAAAAGTTTATCCCTTCTATCCCAAAGGCAAGTACTCTTACTGTACTGAGTGCAGCCAATGGCGTCTGTGCCATCCATTAGGCTTGGATGGTGCCTTACTGTGTTTTAATTGTTCAGTGAAAAAGCAGCATGATCCTGAACTAAAGAAACGTCTGGAAGAGTTAAAACAGATTGTTATAGTGGAGATGAACAATGATAAAACTTCCTAAGTTATACAAGCATCAGAAGGAATGTCTAAAGCTTGCCAAGCCCAATCAAACTTACGCTTATTTCATGGAACAGGGATTGGGTAAAACAAGAGTGGCTTTAGAAGAATTCTATTACCACTATAAACATTACGGTGTATCCGGTTTACTGATCATTGCCCCCAATGGTGTACATCTTAATTGGACCAAGGTGGAAATTCCCCAAGTGTGTCCTGCATTATTCGGTAATGATTACCGTGCCCTGGCGTATACCTCTACTGGTGCTAAAACTAAGAAGTGGCAGCAGGAATGGGATAAACTACAGGCAGATTGGGAAAAACCTGCACTCCTGGCTGTTAACGTAGAGGCTTTGAGCACAGGTAAACGGGCATGGAACTATTGTTATGATTTCTTGATTAAACGTAGATGCATGATGGTGTGTGATGAATCCTCAAGGATCAAAACACCAGGAGCCAGGAGAACTAAACGGGTGATTACTCTTGGCAACCATGCAGTAATTAAACGTATCATGACAGGCACACCCGTAACCCAATCACCTTTTGACCTGTACGCTCAATTCCGTTTCCTTGATCCCAGGATAATAGGTATTACATCATTCTACGCTTTCAAGCACAGGTACGGCATTTTCCAGACTGAAATGGTCTATGACAAAGCTAAAGGTGCCACAAGGCAGTATGAACAGATACTAAAGTATGTGAACCTTTCTGAATTGGTGCAGAAGATAGCCCCTTATAGCTACAGACGTACTAAAGCTGAGTGCTTGGACCTGCCCCCCAAGATCAGGCAACGTTATCTTGTGGAGCTTAACCCTGCCCAGAAACGTTTGTATAAGGAAATGGAAAAGGAAGGTAGGATAGAGTTACCCAAAGAAGGGTTAGAATCCCTGGCCCCCATTATCTTAGTGCGCTTGTTACGCTGCCAGCAGATTACAGGGGGGTTCCTGCCTACCATAACCACAGAAGGTACAATCTTGCAGGAGAAAATACTTCAGGTAGCTGGTCCTAACCCAAAGCTGAATGCCCTGATGGAATTGATTGATGTTGATCCTGAAAAGTCCACTGTGATATGGGCAAGGTTCAGGGCAGAGATAGAGCTAATAGTTAGGGCATTACGTGCCAAATACGGTTATGAATCTATTACGGAATTGCATGGTGGTGTTACGGGCAAGGTACGTGCAGAGAATGTGGCTGCATTTCAGGATGGTGCAGCTAAATTTATGGTTGGTCAACAGGCATCAGGCATAGGGATTACGTTAACTAAAGCAGAGCAGGTTATCTATTTTTCCAATACCTTTAGTTATGAGCAGAGGCAGCAGAGTGAAGATAGAACACACAGGATCGGCACCATGCACTCAGTGACCTATATAGACATAGAGGCTGCCGATACGATTGATGAACAGATACGGCAAGCTTTGCTAAAATCCACATTGCTTGCCGACACGATAAACCAGGATCAGAAGAGAATGGCCAAGCATGGAGATTTTTAGATTTATTGTGGGTGTAGCTTTAGTAGCTGTTACTTTTCATTATATCGTAAAAGCTGCACGTGAAACGGATGTATGGAAAGCTAACCGTTATTACCATCAAACCACATTACTGCTTATTTGTACCATGTGGTACATGACTTATTTTAACTAAAGGATAACTAAATGCCCATAGGAGAATGCCGTTATAAATTTGCTGCTGATTCAAGGCATTATATAATAACCGCATGTGGCAGAGTAAAAGCCTATAATTTAGTTTTACACGATATTATATTTTGCCCCTATTGCAGAAAGCATGTCACTTATCACAGGGAGCTACAACAAAAATTAGATAAAGAAAGGAGTGATCATTTATGGCTGTACCAAAAGACAGGGAACTAACAGAAGTTATGATCCTGGTGGAAAGGCAACGTAGTTTGGAACATGAAAGGAGTATGCTTGAGGAATCATTAGCAAGATGTAATGAGGATTTACGCAAGGTGCAGGAACATGATTTACCATTAGCTATGGAGACATTGATGCTGGATCAGCTAAAGCTAACGGATGGCACCCATGTAACAATTAAACGTGATGTCAGGGCATCCATTGCCAAAGTGAATCTTACTAAAGCCATCAAATGGTTGGATGACCATAAGTTTGGGGATTTAGTCAAGTCTGATGTTACGGCAAAGTTTACCAGACAGGACAGGAAAAAGGCACAGGTGTTAGCTAACCAGTGTGCCAAGAAAGGATATGCTGTAACACTAAAGGAACATGTTCACCCCATGACCCTTAGTGCATTTGTACGTGAACAAATGGAACAGGGGGCAGAATTACCTATGGATTTGTTTGGAGTAGTGGAAATCAGCAAAGCCACAATTGTATCACCAGTAAAAGCCAGGAAGAAAAAGAATGTCTGATACACTAAGGCACATTTTTGGTTTTACTACTGTTGTGTCTAAGGATTCACCTTTAGCTAATGATTGGATGCCCATAGAGCCAATCACACAGGAGTTAATTATTATGCCAGCTAAACGTAAAACTAAAGCAGTGGTCAAGAGAGATTCCACTGTACCAGCTAAAATGATGGATGCCATAACACGTGATGCAGGTGGGGGATTTGAAAATGCAGATAAGGACAGTTATGTATTACCGTTTATCGTGATTCTCCAATCCAATTCTCCACAATGCAACAGGGCAGATAAGGAAAAGTATATCAAGGGAGCACAGCCAGGTATGTTCTTTAACACTTCCACTATGGAATTGTACGATGGTGAAGAGGGTATAAACATTATCCCTGGTGCATTTCAAAGGGCATTTGTCGAATGGGTTCCACGTGATCAAGGTGGTGGATTCAGGGGCAGTCACCATCCTGCCCAGATCAATTTAAACAAGTTGATACGTGATGAATCAGGCAGGTTCAAGC